AGCTCGCCATGTTCTGATCGATGCCGCGAAGGCGCGCATCTTTGAAGATGGTGACGCTCTTGTTCAGTGTGGCTGTGGCTGCGCTGCCCTTGAAGCGGCGCTGCACGACAGGGTCCTTGATGCCGCTGGTGATGGTTGCGATGGCAGCTGTCGTCTCTTGCTCATAAAGTGTTGGGACATCTTTTGGATCTGTGTTGAGCGCCTGGATCTCAACATCCCGTAATTTTTGAGCCAGCTGGTTCTCTGCGCTTTTGAGCTGGCCAGCGCGCTCTGCTTTCAGAGACTGCTCGTACCAGGTCTGGCCGACCTTGGCTGCAGTCTGACCAAAATTTGCCAGCGCCTGGCTTTCGGCAGCCAAGGCGCCTGGGTTGGCTCTGACGTTCAGCTGACGTGCAGAGACCTCGGTGGTCCGCTTGCCCTGCGATTGATAGGTTGGAACCCTCATGCCGTTGCCCTGATATAACCGACGTTAGACGCACCGGCCAGGAGGCTGCTGCCGGCGTTGATGACCCCAGCCCGGCGAGCTGCCCGGCCATACATCTGGTTCAGCTGCGATGACATCCTGGACTGAACAGCGCTCTCTCGAGCCTGGGCAGCACCGATGCTGGCATTGTAGTCAGCTATGGCCAGCTCCTCCTCAGCCTCGGTCGCGTTAGCCAGGGCAACCTTGAGCGGGGTGCCGGTGTCAGCCATCCAGCCGTTATATCGGTTGGCCTGGGCGGTAGCGTCCTGCAGCCGCTGGAAGTCATTGCGGAACTTGATGGCTTCGAGATCTGCTGCCAGCTGGATTTGCTCAGCTTGCTGGTCGGCAGCCTTGGCGTTGCGCTCATCGATCTGGCTGTTGAAGTTGTAAGCAGCTTGCTGTGTTTTGCCGGCCTGATATTGACCATAAGCCTGGACGGCGCTGCCAGCAGCAGCTGCGAAGATTGCTGTTTCAATGCCCATCTGGGAACCACGCTACCCTGTAATAATCTGCACCCTCGGGGCCATAGCGGCGCATCAGCCCCTCATTCTTGAAGCCAAAGAACTCTGCGAACCGCAGAGCGCTCGGCCAGTCTGCCCTGCAAACCCCTTGGATGCGCCACAGGTCGTTCTCCAGGGCGCAGCGGCGCATGGCGCCCCTGCAATATTCGATGACCTTCCGGGGCTTTCTGTGGATATCCTGGCTGCCGATGAACCAAACCTCCCCAGTCCCAGGCCACATATCCACAATGCCTGTGCAAAACAGTACCTCGCCCTGGTCGATAGCCGTGTAGGCCCAGCCAGGCTGCTCGAGGCGGTGGGCATATTGCATCATGTAGCCCAGGCGCTCAGCGCCAGCGTTGAGCTCGCCCTCCATCAGCTGCTCGAGGTGAACTGCCTCGTAATCGATAGCGTTCATTGATCGAATGTTATGAGACGCGGCATGATCGAAAGGATCGTCATGGGCATCGCCTGGGACTGCCTAACAACGATGAAGCCGTCAGTGTCGAAGCCTCCTCGGAACTCGACCTCCTTGTCGCCCGTGAAAAGCGCCAGGGCAGAGTCCATTGCATCAGCCGAAGATCTGAACGGTATCCGGTCGAGCTCGCTGGTCGAGCTGCCGACCTCCACGCCCACTGTGCGGAACAGTCTGAGCGTAACCTCATGGATGCGCTTGGTCTTTGCCTGGGACGTGCCTTCTGTGCCGCCGGCATCGATCCGCATGGTCTGCAGTGTCGAGGTGTAGCCGAGGCCGATGTGGACGTTGGTTGCAGAAAAGTCGAGCGTGATGGCACCGCTGCTCACCACCTTGTCGGGGTGGGTGGCGCCATTTGCCACGATTCGCACTGTCTGCCCCTCGAGGTGATCCAGGCCGCTAATCGTCGTTGCAGCTGACCCGCTGTAGGTCAGCCCCGAATCGACAAAGTAGGCGTCAAGGATATTGTCTCCGAAATCAAAGAAATTAAAATATTCAATATATCTCTTAGTCGCTCCACCGATGGTCCTCTTCACGATCAGATAGGTTTGATCTTCATCCAGGGCGCCAGGTATCGTCGCAACACTCTCGACGTGAGCGAAGCTGTCAGATCCGAAGCTGCCGCCAATCAGATGCTCATGCCAGGCGATCACGTTCTCTTCGCGCCTGTAGGTCATGCCGACGAACTTGCCGTTCTCCAGGACGCACCAGACGACGTTGTCCGGCTCCTGCTGAAGCGCCATTGCCTTGATGCCGCTGGTCGTTATGTGCTCGGCCAGGAGCGTCATGTCCGGCGCCTGATAGCTGTCTGTGTTCAGATCGAACACCAGCTCGCGCAGCTTGCGCCTGGCGCGCTGTACGAACAGCGTGACGTTGGCCACCTGGACCGGCTGGATGTTGGCCGAGCCATAGGTTGCCTGACGCTTGACCACCGCGTTGGTCGGGCTGAGAGGCGCATCCTCGGAGCTTGTCACCACGAACTCGCCGCCTGACGTGCCGACCAACAACACCCTGCCAGCTTGGAGATAGCGGATGACGTTGACCTGATTAGATCCCAGGGTGTAGGTCAGCGCGTCAGCTGCGCCCACACCATCTGTGAAATCCTCAAAGCTGCCACCCACCGAGAAAAATATTGTCTGCGGCTGCTCGGTTGTCGAAGCGAAAACAAGGCGCTGCTCGTAGAAGGTCACTGCAGCTGGGTAGCCGGTCGTCGCAGAAAAAGCGCCCAGGGCAAAACTGCTGTCTGCCACCAGGTCGCCTGAGATCGTCACGCTCGAGCCAGCTGCCTCGTCTGTCAGATCCGCGCTGGGCGAAAGCAGCATCGTGTCCTGGGTGATCTGGACAATGATGGCGCCGCTTTCGTTGTTGTTGCTGGTGCCGGCGCCAGAGACCGAGATCTTCATGCCGACAGCAAAGCCCTGGGTCAGGAAGTTGCCGGCGCTGTCCTGGATCCGGTCATTGTGCTCGAGCCCGGTCGCAGACGGGTCACCCTCATGGAAGCTCAGCGTCGTCGCTGTGTAGCTTGGCGCCAGCTCAGCCCGGCCGTCAGCTGTCTCCTGGACAGCAGCGGTGACAGATGTCGCCGAGCTGAAACTGGCAACCTTGGCAAAGCCGTGGTGCAGCTTGACCAGGCGCCCGACATCTGTGCTGGCAAAGGTGCTGGCGCTTGCGGTGATTGTCACCGTGCCGGTCCTGCCGTTGGCGGTTAGCGTGGTGCTGGTTAGGTTAGCGTCCTGGAACGGGCCACGCTGGAAGTCCACAGCCGTAATCGTCCAGGCTGTGTGGCTGGTGCGCGTGATCTTCCTGGGCGCATGGTTGGGGTGGACGATATACATCACGTCCGCGGATTGCGTGAACTTGATGTCGGCGAGCTCGGTGTGGAGGTAGGGCGTCGTCACCTCGACCGGGCTGCCACTCGATACAACCGTGCCGCCATCCTTGTGGATTCTGAAATACTGGTCGCCGAACTCCAGGATATAGGCTTGCTCGACATTGAACTCAAAAGGGATCAGCCGGACGTTGTGTGCGCTGTTCTTGACTTCGCGGACGAAGATCGTGCCAGGCCGCCGGCTTGCGCCGCCATGCGGGTGGACGACAAAATTCTCAAGCGTCTTACAGCCGTTGAAATATTTCTGGATGTCTGTGCGCCCGTCTAGGCGGGGGCTCAGCTCACCGGCTGTGAAGTTGCTAAAGCTCGGGGATGCCTTGGCCATCAGAGCCTCGAATTGATGAAGGTATCAGCCGAGAAGTTTTGCGAGATGCTGGTGTCCGAGGTGTTGATCTGGTTGTCCTCGGTCGCATCTACGAAGCGAGCCTCCTTGAGTTTCTCCTGGTAGAACACATTCATATTCGCGCCCAGGGTGGCGCTGCCGACCAGGGGATAGGCCAGGTCAGCTGCCAGGGCGGCTGCAATGGTCTCGATCAGCAGCGTGTCGTAAGCGTTGGGATCTGTAATTCGGCCAACATACTTGAGCTTGATCGTGCTCTCGTCTGTCAGGATCTTGCGGCCCTCGACGCGGAAGATGATGTCGGGATCATCGAGGCTGAGGACCCGCAGACAGAATGGATCTGTCGGCAATGAAAACTGTTTTGCAAACTCGAAAGCCGGCGTGGCTGTGTCTGGCGCCAGCTCCACTCGCTGGATCAGGCTGTTCCAAGGGTGAGCTCGAAACACATAGTCGCGGATAAAATCATAACGCTGGTTGCAGATCCGCGCAGCCTTGCTGTCCTCCGTCAAACTGATGATGTTCGACGCACCGATCTGGTTCAGCGCTGAGTTACAGATATCGACGACTGATGCCATTCCAAGCCCCTATGAAAGAAGGGGGCAGCCTGAGCTGCCCCCTCGTCGTTAGCTGATGACGTAGAGCATCGTCACGGCGATGGAGCCGGTGCCAGCGGCGCCGCCCATAGTGACCGTGACGGTCTTGCCATTCTCGTCAGCATCGACCTCTTCGCCATTCAGCAGCGCGAGCGTGGCAGCAATGTCCACGATCTGTGCCGATGTCGAAGCGGCTGCGGCCTTGTAGGCAGCTGCAGATGCCGAGACGGCGGTGCCATCCGCCTTGGTGTGGGCTGCGAAGCCGACAGACAAGGTGGTTGACGATCCCAACGCATCGTGAGCCAGCTGGCCCTGGAGGATGCGAGCGCCATCAGGCAGGGTGAACATTTCGATCACGTCGCCAGATGCCAGGCTCGAAGCCTCGTAGGTGCCGTGAGCAACGCGGACTTCACCGCCTAGCTCGTTGGCTTTCACGAAATCAGAAGGGTCGTCTTGAGTCAGCGTGGTTTGCTGCGTGCTATATACAGTAGCCATGTCTCATGCCCTCCCTATGCGCTCTCGTCACAATCGATCTGCACAACCTTAGCTTCCTCCATACGGGTCGCCCCGAATGTCGCGCAGTAGTAAACCTGCGTGGAGTAGCTCTTGTCGGAGCGCTCATCGATGCGTGACATGACATCCTTGCCGACGGCCAGCTTGATGCCGTCCTCGGCCCATGCAAAGCATGTGCGGATGTTGCCGGACTTTGCGAGGCGTGTGCTCATGTGG